TTAATGAAATGATTTCACTCACAAAAACAGTAGTTGATGATTGGAAGGCTAATAAAGGTAGCTTTGTTAGCTCTACAGAAAATACTGCTACTTCTAGTATTACCGATGGAAACAGTACAGGTTTAATTTCATTATCTCTGTACTTGGCCACGATTTTATACGGTAGTGTGGTAATATCAAACACGATGAAAGCACTGTAGTCGCCACCGATACCTCTGGCAACGTCAACAGTAATAATATATTCGTGACCTTCTTTATTTCTTTCGTATACGTCAAGTCCTGCATTGCTTTGTATTGGATCCTCAAATGGTATTGCTTGTAATTTTGCTGGTGATATCAATGTATCAGCAGATCCAAGAAAGTCACACTCAAACTCTTGAGCAAACTGTCTCTTAGATGTATTCTTTAATGTCTCCTCTTTCCATTTAGCATCTCTGCCTGGTACTTGTGACCAATGTACTTCATTCGTAACATATCCATTCTTACCATTTCTAGCATCCTCCCACATCTTATAGAAGTGGTTCATACCATTAGGTGTAGATATGATTATGACTTTAGTTGATCTACCAGAAGTAATAGTAGGATAAACCGATGCAAAGAATTGTTCTGCGACATGGTTAGGGACGAATGCAAACTCGTCAAGGAATAGAATGTTGAAGGACATACCTCTAACTGCACTAGCAGACGTAGAAGCAGCCAATATTTTTGATCCGTTTTCAAGTTCAACATTACCTTTGTTCCATACTAATATTCCATGTTGTAACCATTTAGGAAGATTCTCATATGCTAATTGGAGTCTTCCAAGTAATTCCCTTGCAGTTGAAGCTTTGTTAGCGAGTATACCAATATTAACACTGTCAAAGAAGATAGCGTAATATAAAAGGTAGGCCACAACAGTAGTACTTTTACCTGTTTGCCTAGGGAGTTTAGCAATGTTAAATCTATTTTCATGAAAGTCTTGTAAGATTCTTTTTTGAAAATCATACATGTCAAAAGGAACTAGACCTTCATCAAGTGAGATGATTTTTATATAATGGGTAGCAAAATATATTGGATCTTTTTTACATTTGATCCATTCTTGTACTTGCTTCTTTGTAAATTGTATAGGTGTACCCGCCTTCTTTAGGTTGGGATTACCTAGATATACATCATTAGTTGCCATACCTTATTTATCGTCAGGGTCTTCTAATCCCTTAAACACTAATAATTCATCACCATCTTGCACCTCTTTCATCTCAGGATGCATTTTTTTCTGTGGTTTCCTTACGTCTTCTAATACAGCACCTGTCATCCTCCACATAAATGCAAAGGTTGCACCAACAACTGATGCAAACATAATACCAAATATGAATATGGTTATGTCATTCATTATCTATATGTGTAAAAGAGTATTCTAATAACATGGCATAGAATTGACTTTTCATTTCCTCTAGATATACTTTATCATCCTTATCATATCCATTCTCTATAGCAAAAGAAATTATACGATGCAATGTTCTAGCATCAGTAATGCCAATCTCTAAATGGATATTCCAATCATCAATAGGATCTTCTATGTTCATGAGTATTTAAAACAGTTATTTTTTTCTCTACCTTCTACATATTTTTCTAGTACTTCTAACCTATCGTGCTGTTTAGAAATTGCATCTAGTTCCTGTGTAACAGCATCCATAATATTAGAGTGCTCACCAATACCAACAGGATTGTGTAAGTAAACATCAATATTAACTAGGTGTTTTTTAATCTCTCCATTAGCAGATGCTTTGAGAGCTTCAATCATTCTACTTTTCATAATAGTTATTCATTAAGTGTACCGAAAGACCTTCGTATTTTACGAAGTTCCTCGAAGTCTTTTTGTTTTGTACCCCCATCATATGCCCAAGCATACCCTTCTTCAATCATATCTTCATTTAATGAAACTTCTTCATCACCCACATATAACCAACCAAGCAAGCGACCATACTTACCAACCCCGCCTTTAAGTTCAGTTCGTATAGTAAGTTCGTCATCTCCATTTAGTGCCCCCTCAAGTTTCTCTTTAATCCAGTTAGTCGCGTCGATACCCAACGCTTTTTCTTCGAGGTCACGAGTCCTTTTTTCTGGCGTATCAACTCCTGCAACTCTAACTCTTTCTTTCTTGTATAGATCAAACCCAAGATCAATGGTGACATCAATAGTATCCCCGTCAACAACACGATTAATCTCCGTTACTCTAAAGTTATAGCAGCTTTTCCTGCTCGGTGGAACCATCGCTCCCATTTTGAACCTCCCAAAAATCATCTAGTGCATTATTTATAGCATCACCAGGTTTTGTTGCGGTTTGCTCAATTCTACCTTTTCTCATATTTCTTTGAAACATCATTTGTATACTTTGCCAATGATGAGGATTGTAGATATCAATTTCACCTTTAAGTTGTTCTTTTGGCAATTCAACAGGTTTAAGTATCAAATCTTTTTCATCAGGACAGTATGTAGGTTTACCATCCAAACGAGGACTACAAGCGTGTGCAGGTGGGTCGGTCACTGGTGCAGTACATCCAACCAATATGAGTGGTATTGCCAAATACTTAATCATTCGGGAACAGGTAATCATATCTCATTATATAGTATATTATTATTGTAACAGCAATCAATAAAATTGCAACCATTATAACAACCGACCAAGTAACCGTTTGAGCTGCCATAACTTAATCCTCCACCATTTACGTTTACGTTTGTTTGGTAATATCTCTTTGAACCGATGCATCAAATACCTTGGTCTTTATATCTTGAGTAAAACTCTCTCAATGAAGATTGGCATTGACCTTTATTTTCCTCTGGGTATTCGTCTTTATATCCTTTGATTCTTTTCCATTCATTATGAAGTGCTCCAAGTAACCACGCTTGAGAAAGACTATGAGGTCCATTCTCTAATAGTTCAAGATGTCTTTTATTATTACAAAAATTTTTTGCGTAGTCTTCTCTCCAATTTGTATCGTCGTATGTTTTTTCCATTAAAGTCCTTCGCTCCAAAAGTTATCGATTGGTGATTGCATGTTTCTTGACATTACAAACAATCCAATATTTGTAAAAAACCAAAATATATTTATTATCCAAGTATTTCGCCAAAGATATTTTCGATTATACTCTACAATGTAAATATCTCTTTCATTACCACCTTTTCTAACTATCTGCTCCAATCCTAGTGCAACCACAAAACCGATTGCGTAGATATAAAAGATAAAATTAAGAAAGCTAGATGTGAGTAATAAAAGAGAAATCATTTAATTGTTACAGGTGTAATATTTATTATATCACTAAACCATCGACATCGCAAGTTGCAATTCTCTTGCGTGTTTTAATTCATCTTCAGCAATCTCTGCAATCCTCTTATCTTCTGGATGATATGCAGAATATTTTACATAAGTTTCGTATGCGTGTTTCTCAATCTTCATATTGATGTCATACGCATCTATTGGACTAATGAAATAATAAGCAACCATAATCCAATAGTAAAGAAGAACCAAGTGTTTAGCGAAGAATCTATCGATCCAATGCTCATTGCCTCCACGAGTTTCCATCTCCTCCAAGTGTTCTGTTTCATTTAATGCCTGATAGAAATGTTCCTTCATTAAGTATATATGGTCTTCTCCTCGTAGTCCAAGTGACTCACGAAAGTGAAGTACACTTATGAATGAGAAGTATGGTGCTCTTGCAATTACTTCAAGAACCCAGAATCTTTGAAAGTCTCTACCTCTGTAAAGAAAATCAATGATGTATATTGTGGTATCTAATACCCAAGTGTTAAATTGTTTCATACCCAAGCGTAATTAATTGATGTGTAAACTGCTATACAGATGAATCCAAATAAGATAGTTGTTGATTTGATAGGTAGATTTTTCATTTGACCTCCTTGATTGAGTCCAATGAAAAAGGATGTTCGTGTAGATACGGAACATCCTCTCTTGCGTGTTTTACTGCTTCAAATGCGTCTTCCGCATATTCACCAATTTCATGGTGTTCATTTTTTTGGTCGTGCCAACTTAATGTGTAGTGGGACATGATAGTTTCAACTCCAGTACATTATTATTTAGTATAACACACTAGGTATAAATACGCAGTTTTGTGTGGACTCCCACACCTATCAGACTCTTTTTCTTTTTATCTTAACAATCGAAATACCTGCTATCAAACCCACAACTAAACCTAGAGATGCTACTGCAACTGTCGTGCTGAATACTAATTCAACTGGAACAAATGGTTGTGTTTCCCAAGTGCCTGGCAATGTATATACTGATGGATTTGATGCAAAAATCATTTTTCTTTTCTTTTCTCTATGTATATTCTAGCAGAAAATTTTAGAATTGCAACTTAACAATTCTTATTTAAGTCCTCTGCCATACCACCACCTATTTCTGCACCTTGATTACCACTAAACATTGTTACCCAACCAGCAGCAACCCAACCAATAATGGGAATATTAGCGACGCTAGGAGCAACACTGGCACCAACACTTGAACCCACGAGTCTTCCTGTGTTTTCTGCTCCTCCGATTGCTTTGATACAGGCTTCTGATTTTTTGTCTCCTTCTGTAATTGTGGTTGATTTATTGTGAACTGCACCGTCCATCGTGTATTGCTCAACGACTTTAACTTTGTTGTTAGCCAACCCAAGAAACCCACCTTTAGTATTACTATCCCTTTCCACACGCATTACTTTTGGATCGTTTGCTTTATAACTTATCTTATATCCGTTATGACCAACTTCAGCTTCATATGATGTATAAGGACCAACTGGTAAGTTGATACTTGGTAATTTACTTTGACGATTTGATAAAGAACCTATCATACCAATATGAGATAATCCAATGAGTCCACCTAATCCCAAAGCGAACCATCTACCCCATTTCACTTCTTTCTTTTCCATTATCCTTTCTTAGGTGGTACTGAGGGTGCAAGAACCATTGGTGCTTGTTCAATTCTGATTGTTTGTGCAGGTGCTGCTTGAGTTGCTTTTTCTATAAGCATCTCCATATCTTTCTTGGAAATGTTTGCTCCTCCAGATGATGCACTTGATTTTCCATTTTTCTTACCTGCCTCAACACCAAAAGTAGCTAGGACCCCTGTAAAGACCGAAGCTATGAAAGTTGGATCAATCTTATCTTGTTTTGCGAAACCTG